CCAGAAGCGAGGTCGACTAGATTGAACACACTTTCGGTCGGAGAAACTCCGACTGTTATTGTGTTTGGTGCTACTGGGATTGTCATATTTATATTCCTAGTTTCTTCAATGCTCGGAAAATCCGTGACCTCTCGACGGAAGAGAGAGGCAACGAGTCAACAACATGTCGACTACGTAGCAAAGTGGTTGATAATACCGTCAGTAACGCCATGGCATTACGAAACCGATCATCTAGTTTCGTAACCATCGTCCCAGGCTTTATAGCCGAAGGTAGATAGATCAACGACGTAGGTGCGGAAAAGAATTCTCCAATACCCGACGCGATGATGCCATTTGGCTGGAGTTGCGAGGAGCGCAGTTTCACAACTGCACTACCCGAGTCGCCCCAGTTAGACGTTACTTTGTAGTTCAAGGTTAAGTTATAGCTGGCGCCAACGACAATATAAGCGTTGGAAGATGCCGTATCTAACCGGGTCAGAAATTGACCCACCTTGAAGAACCAATCAACTACAAACGAGAAAGGTAAAACCTCCCACGCCATCGCCATAGGCGTCAGGCCTAACTGAACCGCGATAAATTGCGGATCAGTTGTAACCTGCCACTCAAAAGCGAGTTTGGCTGTCACAGTACAGCCATACGAAGAATGACCAGGTGCCCCAGAACCAAGGACACCATCTTCGTAAAAGTAGATACTTTCACCAAAAGAGTCCGTCGATATTTTGACGTAACCACCTTCGGTATGGGCCAATGGAGTTGTACAGTAGTTAGGTGGTGGATTTGGGTTACCCCAAACCACCTTACTGCCTTGACTCACAAAGGAGTGCGATAAGACATCGAACTCTTCTACTTTGGAACGTATACGAAATGTTGATCCGGCTTTTGATTTCTCACCGGCATTAGCATACACGTCCTTCCCTAACTCAATGAGCGGTTTAAACTCATAGGAGTAGGTTAACCACCACTCGGCTAACGTTTCTAAGTTGGTTATAATCGCAGAAAGCGACACTTCCTTACTTAGGCCCCTCGGTAACTTGAGGAGCAAGGCGGCAGCTCTGGTAAAAATGTTGCGTAATTGCGACATCTCAGCCAAAGTGCTACCAACGTCAGCTATCTTAGTACTATCGAGCGACTTAAAAAACAAGTCAGACTCGTAGTCCAAGAGTTTCTCATGCAAGAAGTTCGCATGTGAATCGTCCCCTGCAATAAACGCACCACCAGGATCAAATATGGCGCGTCTACCAAGTACAGGATGTACATTCAACGAAACAGTAGGCAGTAAGGAGCGAAGAAATGAAGTGCGGCCGCCTCGATATTCGAAGGCACCGCTGATTTCCTTCACCGACCCGGACGTATTGAGCTTGGCTTTAACGCTAAGCAGTGGATGATTTTGCTTCCACGATTTCAACCCGTCTAGGCTCTTCACGGTAATGACTTTACCTCTATAACCAACCTGGCCTTTGGACTGATACAAAAA